CAAGGCTATGCCAAGGAACGTAGTAGCGGGGATAGCCCCGGAGAAGTGGCTTCGCATGTACAACAGCAAGCCCGACTATCTTCTGAAGAGCTTCCTGCGTGGCAAGGACATATCAGAGACGTATGTACACAGATTCGTGAGTTACCAACAGGTAAAGCCTCCCGCCAACGTGGGGGAGGTAGTGAGGTTGTATAGGGACAGAATGTACGAGCAGCACACGCTGCTCTGAGCAAGGGAAGTGAGGGATAGATGGCTTCGGATAGTTCCGAGAGGGCGTTGCTCGCCCTATGCCTGAGAAGACCGGAGACAGTGGATGACGCGCTGTCTCACGGGCTCAAGGCTGGGTACTTTGGCAATGGCAAGAACAGGTTGCTGTGGAAGGGTTTTGTGGAAGACCGTGCAAGGGGTGCGGGTCCAGACGAGGCTACGCTGTATGACAGGCACGAGACCTATGTGGGTCAGGGGAGGTTGTTTGGCTCGTGGATCGACTTCAATGACTTCGTAAAGGGCCTGCTAGCGACTCCATGCTCGCATCACAATCTACCTGGGTATGTAGAGCGGGTAGCGGAGTCTGCTAGGCGTAGGCAGATAGTGAGTGCTGCGCAGAGCCTGATAGCAATGGAGCGGGGCAGCCACTCGATGGAGGCCATGCTTGAGGAAGCCTCTAAGATTACGTCAGCATCCTGCTGGGCTCCTGAAGGTTCCTCAGACCCCCTGCTTGCCTACGACATCGTAGAGGATTACTTCGATGAGATAGAGGCGCAGAGGAGGGGAGAGCGAGCAACTACGCTCGTCCTTACGGGAATAGACGCTCTGGACGGCATACTCAGGGTGCGCCCAGGACAGATGGTGGTGATAGGGGGTAGGCCGAAACAGGGCAAGACACACCTGACCATCTCCATTCTAAAGAATGTCGCTAAGACCTACGCAAAGCCGGCCTTGATGATTTCGGCTGAGATGGGGCGCGTCCAGCTAGGGGAGCGGATGGCTACTTCAGGGGCAAACGTTGGCATCACGCTAGGGGAGGCTCAGAGCGCCAGGGGCCTTGTGCTGCCAGAGTGGGAAGGGGTTCCTTTGTACTTCGATGACAAGCCCAAGAGCGTGAACTCAGCCATTACCTCCATACGGACGGCCAAGCGCAAGCTGGGTATATGCGTAGCGGCTGTGGATTACTTGCAACTGCTAAAGATGGGCGCGGACTCCAGCAGGGAGAGACAGGTTGCGGAAGCGTCCTCCTCCCTGAAGAGGCTGGCCATGGAGTTAGACATCCCCATACTCGTAGTGGCGCAGCTAAACAGGAAGGCTGACTACCGCGACAACAAGCGGCCCCTTCTTAGCGACCTGAGAGACTCAGGGCAGATTGAGCAAGACGCCGATGCGGTCGCCTTTGTGTATAGGCCCGTGTCCTATGACGACGAGTATGAGCCCAAGAGCGACGTAGAGGTCATTATCAGGGCGCAGAGAAACGGCCCCACAGGAACAGCACGATGTTACTGGGAGCCCGGGGAAGGGTGGTTTGAAGATGTCAGAGACTGAGCTACTTATACAACTCCTCTCGTATAAGAGGGGAGGCAGGCTGTGCGAGATACACCCTATAGATAGGATGGAATGGCGCTCTTGGGCTGCCTCCGTCTATGCCCAGGCTGTGCGGGAATCACAGACGTCCAAGGCCCCCCTGCCTACCCTGGTGGCGGCATGGATGGCGATGAGGGCGAAGCGGCATGGCTGGGAGGACCTGTTCTGTAGCTGGGCTGATAGGGCGCATAAGCACGGAAGCCCGGACAAGGAAACCTTCAGCACAAACCAGTTCTATGAGTTAGACAAGAGGCTCTTGGCGGAAGAGCGCTGCAACCAAGCGTTCCGTTCGTTCAAGGATTCCTACGAAGAGACAATGGGCTACCCGGTATCGGCAAGCCCGCTGAGCAAGGGAGAGGTATACAGAGATGAAGATATACATAGGGATTGACCCAGGCTTGTCTGGGGCAATGGTTGCTGTAGATGATGACGGCAACGTAGTGGGGCAGCTAATCATGCCTCGTGTTAACGGAAGAAAAGGACCTCTGGATGTAAGGTGCGCCCTTTCGTGGCTTATTGACGTAAAGGGAGGCTCCACAGCAACGGCTTCCCTGGAGCGCGCATCTACGAGACCCGGGCAGTCAGCGGTTTCCACCCTTACATGCGGAGTGAACTGGGGCAGGCTCGATGGGCTGCTCACCGCCTTGGGAATACGCTACGACACCCCTACGCCGCAACAGTGGAAGCGCAAGCTAGGACTTCCCAAGCGACCAGCAAAGGAACGCCAGCAGGCCAAGCTGGATGCCGTGGAGCTAGCCGGCAACCTCTTCCCAAGCCTGGAGCTTTCTCCGGGGAAGAAAACAACCCCACACGATGGGCTCGCGGACGCGGCACTCATTGCGGAGTACGCCAGAAGAACTCTCTGATGCCTGCTTGACGCATGGGCTTATGCTGTTATTGTGTCGGAGAAACGGAGGACACATGTTCGACCCCACTGAGCTTACTGTGAAAGAAGCACGCTCGCGACTCGACGCACTGGGAATGGATGACCTGATTGCTGTAATGCAGTTGGAAGTAGATGGAAAGCATCGCTCATCCCTTATTGCTGACGTTGGCAGAGCCATTGACGCCCTGAAGACCGCCGCCGAGGAGGACGACGAGGAAGCGGTAGAGGCGCTTGCGCCCACGCCGCCTGAGTACGAGACAATTACGCTAGAGCAATACTTCAGTCTAAAGCGACTACAGAAAAGAACGTGGAAGCGCGCAGCAGACGGGAGCTTTAGGAGGTTGAGATGAAGATTTGCACTACATGCAAGGAAAGCAAAAACCCAACTGAATTCCACAAAGACAGTCGTATCAAGAGCGGGCTCCGGTCTTCTTGCAAGTCTTGCGTATCCGAATGGACCGCACAGCAGGCGAGTAAGCCTCCCGTCCTTGACCCGAAGGTCACGCACAAAAGCTGTCCTCGCTGTAAGCGCGAAGACAACCCGCACATGCACCCCGTTGCCCACTTCGGATTGGCGCGACGTCGTGTGGATGGGCGCAATTCGTGGTGCAAACGATGTTGCGTGGAGGTTTCATCTGCGTGGCAGCAGACAGAGGTGGGAAAGCAGAAGCACTCAGAGGCCGTTACTCGCTATCGGCGCAGGAACCAGAACGCTCGAATAAGGTCTGCTGTTGATGGCGGGTAAGAACTCCAAAGCCATAAGCATTCCCGCGTTTAGCTCTGACGATGAGCGCTATGAGTGGGAGCTAGAGCAGCGCTTTTACGGCATGGACAAGCTGGACCGCTGGGTTTCGGCTGCCGGGATTCACACGATAGGGCCGCCGATTCCCCCCGGAGCGTCCGTGTTCCATGGCGGCACGTCACCTAGCGAAGCATTTAGGAAAGCTGATAAGGCTGGATACCTAGCCTGTCGCCCCGCAGCAGCCGTTATAGGGTGCAGCCACAAGACGGTTCGCAGGCTTGCAGACAGGCTAGAGTCGCTTAGCGTTGCCTACTCCACCTATGATGGGAAGATTGCGGGAACCCGCTATCACTGCCGAATGATTCGAAAAAAAGACTTGCGCATGCTGAAGAAGAACTTCAGGGAGCGCGTGCATAGGATGGAAAAGGGTGGCAATAAAAAGACAACGGCAGCAAACATTCGCAGAGTTGGCTGAAATAGAGCTTACGTCGGGCAAGTACGACAACTTTGCTGAGTTCGCAGAGAAGTACCAGCGCATCCAAACAAAGTCTGGAGAGCTTGTCTCGTTCAGGCTGAACCGCTCCCAGCTTCTTCGAGAGAAGATGTTGGTCGAGATGGAAGAGGCTGGGCTTCCCCTGCGCGTATGGGAAGCAAAGGCTAGGCAGGCTGGGTGTAGTACCCACATTCAAGGCCGCATGTTCTGGAAGTGCGTAACCAGCCGCGACGAAACCGGGCTGATAGCTGCGCATGCAGACCACTCTGTTCACAACATCTTTACAAAAGCTAAGATATTCCATGACAACCTGCCGCTGAAGCTTCGCCCCCTCACCAAGTACAACAATAGAAGTGAATTAGACTTCAGGGCACCCACCGGAGCAACGGGGCTGAGAAGCAGGCTTAGCGTGATGACCGCCAAGAGCGTCGAGGACGCTCGCGGAACAACCGCCCGTCAGGTGCATGCGTCAGAGGTTGCGTTCTACAAGCGGCCCGAAGAATACTTTCTTGCCACCTTGCAGTCGGTTCCTGACCAGCCAGGGACAATGGTGTACGCGGAGTCTACCTGCAACGGCTCAGGCGACTTCCATCACACGATGTATCTGGGTGCTCGTGTGTGGGGAGGCGACCCGTACCCATGGATGCCGCTTAAGAAGAAGTACCCAGGCGACCCTGACTCTGCTTGGTACGCATACTTCACCCCATGGTTTCTCGTTGATGAGTACAGGCGAAAGCTTAGCTGCTCAGAGTCAGAGTTTGAGGCTTCGCTAACCCCAGAAGAGCAGGAGCTTCTGGATAAATTCGGGGAGTGGATAAGCCTTGAGGGAATCTCGTGGCGACGGGCTACGATTGCTACCAAGTGCGGCGGCTCCCTGGAGCGATTTCATCAGGAATACCCCTCTACGGACGAGGAGGCGTTCTCTGCGTCAGGGCACCCGGTCTTCGACAGGGACCTTATTGAGCACCAGAAGATGGATTTCGGCTGTTGGTGCGAGCTATGCCTTCCCCACGTGGGCGCTAGAAAGCCAGAAGGGAACAACTGCCCTGAGCACAAGTGGTGTGAGATTGAGGATGCGGCAGTCGGGGTTTCTGGAAGAGAGCGTATGTACTCAACCTACAAGCCGAAGGTTGAAGAAACCTCTCCGGGGGCTGGAAGGCTTTCTGTGTGGGAGGAGCCCGTGCCTGGGTGCCGCTATGTGATAGGGGTTGATGTTAGCAAGGGAGAGCATTCAAAGGATTGGGACCACGCCTTCGTTGTGAACCTTGCGACTCTTGAGCAGGCTGCCGAATGGAGGGGGCGGGTAGACCTAAACGACTTATCTGAAGTTTGCTTACTGCTCTGTGCCCACTACAACAATGCGATTCTAGCGCCCGAAGTAACGGGATTAGGCGCTGGGCTGCTCGCCATTCTTGAGCGCGCTAGGTACTGGAACCTATATAGGCGAGTAATGATTGACACCATTGGAGGCCCAACGGTGATGCTGGGTTGGGATACGAACCGAAAGACAAAGCCGGCAATGGTTAGCCTGATGCAAAAGGCGCTTAGAGAGGACTACATTAAGATTCGCTCTAGGATGGTGCTTGCTGAGATGGGTGCCTACACCAAGACAATTCTCTACAGCAAGTCTGGAATGGACGACAACGCAGCAAAGATGTCTGCGCCTCCGGGCAAGAATGATGACGCCTGCGTAGCTGCGATGATTGGAAACGCTGTGTCGCACTACACCCCGGGCAGCATGACCAAGGCTGGAAATGCAGAAGAGGCCCGAAGGACAAGCTTGGACCACAGAACGTGGACAAGCAGCGAGTGGGACGACTACGAAAAGGCAGCAGAAAGGACTACTAGGAGGCTATCAGGAAGGCGCAGACAGTAGCTTGTAGTGCCCTCGTCGCGTAGAAACAATGGTGTCGTAGCTGCCGTAGACGACCTCCTGAACGTACTTTC